GCTTAATCCCACTCTTTTAACCATTCTTCTAATTCGCCTTTCTTCTTTTCGACTGGTCGTTTTTTCCATTCTACGGTTATTTCACCCGATAATGTTTTATCAACCAAACCTCTAATATGTGCCGAAACTGTAGTGTTATTAGCGACACACCATATTTTAAAGGCTTTATAGGTTTCGATATCAACTAAAAAATTAACTAGTCTAGTTTTATCGTCGTGATATGTTTCTCTACGTTTTCTCATATAGTTTCCGATAAAAAAAAAGGGGAGCGAACTCCCCCTTAAATAAACCGCTGTTTATATTATTCTTCAGCGGCTAGTTTAGCAAAGTAAGACATAGTATCATCTTCATCAGCTTCAGCAGTTGCAGCAACTACAGGTGCTGCTGCGGTTTTCATTGGTGCAGGTTCTGCCTGAAACGCCATATCAGCACGTTGTGGAGTGACTACTTGACCAAGTACCAAAGCTAATCTAGCAGACAACTCATCATAAGTCTTGTAACTTGCAGGATCAGAAAATTCGTTAAGATCATACATTCGATCATAAATTTCTCTAAGTTCATCTTCAGATTCTGATAAAGAAGACACGGCCGCAAATTCTGATTTATCATAATTGCGATACCCTTCAACATTACGAATCTTGAGTTTGAACGATGCGCCTTCCCAGAGATCAAAAGGATCCACCGGTTGTTCGTCTTGAAAAGACGGTTGCATCAAATCCATGATTTTATCGTGGATCTTTTTACCATAGACAAACAAGAACACTTGTCCTTCGTTTGCTGGGTTACTTGGGTCACTCTGCACGATTACGTTTGACACATAGTGTAATCGACGCTTGCGTTCACGTGCGATATCCTTATCTCGATCATCACCAGAGTTCCACAGTTTAGAGTTTGACTCTGATACTGGGTCTTGTTGACCAAGTGAAGTCAATGACTTCTCGATGTACCATTGTCCGGTTGGACCTTTAAACCCATGATCCCAGTATCTTGCCCAAGGGAGATCAGAACCTTCTGTAGCAGGCAGGAACCGCAACACAGCATAACCATTGCCTGCCTTATCGACAGTAGGTTTCCAGATGCGATCATCTACATAAGATTTCTTTTCATTGTTACCGCTTTCACCACCCGCAGCTGCGACTAGTTTAGCGATGTTACTTCCACGATTGCGTTTTAAATTGTCAAATGACATAATTGTATTTCCTTGTATTTACAGTGTATTTCAGATTATCCACGTTATTCATAATGTAAGTGTATATAGTACACCATTTAACCTCTGGTGTCAAGAGGTATTTAACCAAGAGGCAATTCATTACCACGAGGTAAAAAGTTTAGACGCCGAGCTTCGGCTTCTATTTTTTCTTTTATTGGTTCCGAGATATATTTTTTAACATCCTCCACTTCTAGATTATTTTTTTCACAGATATGCACTACAGCGTCAATGTGTGAAAGTTTAGTTTTAACCACCGTTTCCTCTATCATGCGAGTAAACTTTGCCTTTGTTAACATTAACTCGCCTAGTTGCATTCTTCTTCTCCAGTGTAAAGACCTATGTCACGATAAATGTGCCCTTGAGTTCTTTTCATTGTGCCGTCCTCATTATAGGCATGGCCTACAACTAACCATTTGGTTTTAAATTCCATTTGTTCTCCGTAGTTTATATCAGCCCAAATTCCATTACTGAGATAAGATTGCATATTTTTAACATATGTATCAATTCTCTGAAACTCAGAACGCTCGTTTCTATCACTTGAACTGGCTTGTCTTTTTATACTGACTAGTAATGTCTTATTAACTTTTAACCATTCTTTAACCTTTTTTGGTGATATCCAATGTTCGTCAGGTAAGTCCCGAATTGATTCGTGTATAGCAAGATTCTTAGCAGGGCCTTTTGCAGCACGTGCCTTAGCTAACCGTTCCGTGGCGGCCGCCTTTTGTTCGTCGGTCATCGGTTTACGAGTTTTACGTATTTTTTTACGTGTAAACTTTTCCGGTTCTTCGTATCTTTTATTCATTGGACACCTTCTCAAAATAAATTCTTACGTAATATTTACGTGCCACTGCTAGAATGAAAAGTATCGATGTCATGAAAAAAGTCATGGTTAGTGCAGTCATCTCGATGGATAGACAGAACGCAATCAATACATAATTTAAAGGAAAGTTTACCAACGTCCCCAACACAGTATCACTAAATGATTCTTTAAGAGCTTGTTTATTGACCACTTCTATACTCTTCGTTAGCGTCTACGATTGCGTCTAGCAAAGGAGAATTAGTAGTGATATATCTCAAAGCCGACATGTCTTTCGGCAGACAATGCCCACCGTATCCAAACTTACCGTCTGGTCCTGGCACCTGTGAGTGCGACTTACCAATGCGAGGATCAAGTGCGATAGCGTCAATCATGCCATCAAACCCTTCAAATCCACACTCTTTATAGATGTTATACATCTCATTGAAGAAAGTGACTCGGGTTGCTAGGAAACAATTCTCCACATACTTAGAGAACGCTGCTTGTTCTAGTGTCAGGTAACGAACTTCTTTCAGATCAGGCAAAACAGGTTTGAACAACTCATCCCAGAACCGACAGTCATCACCACCGTAAATCGCAAAGGTTTGCTTCATGAACTCGTCTTGAGTTGACCGATGAATATTAGACGAACCAAGAAACTCGGGCGAGTATGTCAGATTGTAATGCACATCAAGAACAGAATCCATCGTACCAGACGCGATTATAGCAGTCTCGTGAATATCACTCAACCACAAAGGATCAACTGCTGACTTGATTAGAAACTTAGTGTCTGGGTTACACGAATAGTACTTGTCAAGGACTGCTGCAACGTTAGACGTATCACACTGACCGTCAGGAAGAGCGGGTGTCGCAACGCAAATCACAACAGCATCAGGCGGTTCGATCTGTTCATCTCGATAATAGTTGCAACCCTTTGCAGGATCGTCAATAAAGACATCCTGTTCACTAGGCAGTTGTTCTAGTGCATGGTGTACGGCTTGCCCAACGGGACCATAACCCGCTACTACGATTTTCATAATAATACCCCTAAACAAAAGTTCTCTGCGACATCTTCGGCATAACTTAGTGACTTGTCAAAACATTCTACCGTTCTAATGAAACGTGACTGTTCATATAGGTCAACCGAATAACCAAATTCACTCTTCATCACAACAGCTTCTTTTCTGCCGTTCTCTGACCAGTGTTTACTCACTTCTTCGGTAATATTCACTTTACGTTTATGTTCATCATATTTCATACCTTTGCCACCAAAGATAAGATCCCACTGTGCGTCAAATTCATTCTGAGACACTTGTTTGGGTCTCGGTTTCGATCCTTTCCCGTTCATTCCACCACTCCGGTCTATCTCGTTTAGTCCATTTCGCAAAATCTTTCTTTGCTTCCCAATAGTAATTCCTATACGATGTTAGAGAATCATCTTCAACGATACATTCAGGAAATGCTTGCATAGCAGGTGTAGGTTCAGTAAAAGGTTGAGGAGCTATTTTCACTGGCGGTATTAACAAAGCATATTCTAATTTTCTGAAAGATTCGTGTATCTTATCATATCTAAAAGTATATTCATTACATAATGCGGTCCACATATCATATAACCATTCGTAATTAGTATAACCACTTCTAGCCCACAAATTAGAAGGATGGTTGATATGACTAGCTTTATATAGTACGTGATTCATTTCACTTTCTGGATAAAAATATCGTGCGATTTTTCTACCATTAGTCGTTCTACCATACCAAAGATTACCATCAACAACTCTATGAGCCGTTGATAATAATTGAGCATATTCCACACACATTTTTACAACATGTTTGTCACAATGCATTTGAGCACATGTAACAGGATCTTTGTGCAGATAAAATATATTCACGAACTTAATCTCCTAACTATTCATTTCCTCAACGGCTCCTGTTACATCTGGAAAATGTACGCTGAGAATTTCCCACGCAATCTTAGCGACATCCATATGCTCTTTCTGAGTACCATGACCCATTCGCAACTCACAGTAATGTACCCATGACCGGAGAGTGCCGCTCATATACAATGTGGTCTCTGTCAATCCTTCGGGTAACAACGCACGAGCTTGTTCTTTAGCGATACCAGTGTTGAGTGCCATCTCATAGTAATCTTTAGCAATCTTGGACACCTCTGCTTGCATCTCACTAAAAACCTCTTGTGCCTTTCTCTGACGCTCTGTATCGTCATCTAAAGTACTTAGTTGTCTATTAGTAGGGTGTTGTTTACGTGCCTCACGTGAGGTAGTAAACGACTCGCTGACAGCATATCGTTGAGAGAACTCTTGAAACGAGAAAGACCGATGTCGCAGAATTTGTCGAGAGATATCACGAGTCGTAGTAATCTCCATGGTAATTGATACCATTTCAAAAGGAGACCAGTGACCCTCTCGGATTAAGTATCCTAGCAACTTCTTAGCGGTCTTAGTATTATTTTGATTTGATGGATTACTTACTCGGGCAGCATAAGCAATTAATTCTGCGGCGGTATTACATCCGGTGCTTGCGCTCGGTGTTGTCATACCAACTAGACTAACCTTAGTTGTCATATTTTCCATCCTTATATGTGCCTGGAATACTATTATACGCTATTACTCGTTCAAAAGCAAGTTTCAGTTCACCATCATCCAGCAATTCAGACTGGTAAATTAATTCCATACGTATCAACTCTTCAAACGCTTTTGGTTCAAAATCCTCTGGACGTAACATTTATATATCTCCTGTAATAACACGTTTTTCTTTAGCGGTGAGGTCACGAAATTTGCGTCTGGATACTGACCATTGCTTTTTGGGTGACGAAAACATGAAGGCTTCTTTAGTACCTTCTGGCACAATACCGATCAGATAACTGCCTTCAGTAATGTAAGTGTGGTTTGGGGTTGTCGGTGCTTTGTCCCAAACCGTAATTTCTTGTCTAAATCTCATATAAGGGTTATTCCTATCAAAATAAAAGTCAATACCATAGTTCCGACTGCGAAGGTTTCAACGCCTCCCATGTATTCTTCCTCAAGCTGAGAGGTTACAGGAACCCACCCGTTTCTGTTTCTGCGACGATCCTTCATACGAAATGCGCCAAAAAGATGGTGCCAAGACCAATGATTGAACACAACACAAAACCCACAAAAGTCTCTAATTCAGACTCGTACATAATCACTTCCTTCTTCTCTGGTTTCTTATAAACACAACCTACTGCATGACCAATCATTAAAACGATCTCCCAAAATCAACGTTAGACCAACCTTCACCATCGACCATCCAAGCAGTACCACACTTCTCGTTGACGACAATATCACCAACAGAAACCGAATGCATTCGGGTGAACTTCTGAATGCAAGACCCTTCAGGACCATATCCGTTACCAACATGAAACACGTCTTCGAGAGTGTCAACACCGGTGACACGTGCTACTGAGGTGAAGTGTTCCTCCATCCAAGATTCATAGTGCTTAGATCCACCCATGAATTTTACGTCACGGTGAATTGCGATCTCGGGAAAGTCACCGAAGTCGCCATCCCAACCAACTGAATTTAAATGGTCTCGGGCGTCATCTGATAAGTGAAACTGGTGAATTAAGTAAGACATAGTTCGATCTCTTATTGATTAAGTACCTATTATGACAGGTATTGAGACAAAAGTATAGTGAATTTTAGGAATACGTTATATTCCGTTTTTTCTCCTATTATCCCATAAATCGTCTCAGATTGACGCTATTGACCTTCTCTGCTTTCTTCTTAGCACGATATTCACGTTTCTTTTCACGTAACTTTTCAGCATTCTTAGCATAATATTCACGATTAGATTCACGTAACTTTTCAGCATTCTTAGCATAATATTCACGATTAGATTCACGTAACTTTTCAGGATTCTTTTCGCGATATTTACGGCTCCTTTCACGTAACTTTTCAGGATTCTTTTCGCGATATTTACGTTCATATGAACGTACCTTTTCATGATTCTTTTCGCGATATTCACGTGAATATTCAGGATGAAGCGATATTCCCCCTTTCCACATGTAATTATCTTCACCATACATAGGAGGTGGTGGAAATGCTACTGTGACATTATAGTATTTGTCCCAGCACTTTTCCTTACGATTGCCAAGCAATTTGTTTTCTAATTCAATCATCTCTTCGACAGTACCCGTTGCGAGTATTCTTCTACGCATATAGGATGGAATAGAGGTTTTGGCGAATGATTCCATTACAGTAGATGAATGAGTGTATGAATCATCTGGTGTTCCTTTATGGTATCCCAGATAGAACATACGGTTTTTAGTATCAAACCATAGGTAAACGAAAGCCTCTTTGTTTCTCATTTTGTTTCATCATAATGGTGAATTGAGTGACAGTTCGCACATAAAACATCACACTTAGCAATTTCGTTTAGCATATTTTCTTTGCTTTGTCTAGTTATATTATCGGAAATTGTAAATGATTTGGTGCTAGGATCTCTGTGATGAAAGACTAATGCGCGTGAATCATTGAATCCACATTGTATACACGAGAGATTTTGTTTATATTCTTTGAACGATTTTCTTGCAGAGGTGTTTCTTGATCTATTATATTCATTATGACAAGGTATACACTTTGATGAAAAATAGTGTTTACCATTCCTGTGAAAATGCTCTAATGTTCTAGGCAATGATTGTTGACATTGAGTACAAGTTTTGTGGGTTTTGTTTCTCATAGTGTACATTGTATAGTTTATGAAACGTTTTTGTTTCTTTTCTGATATTCTTCTTCGGATCCCGGATATCGCCAAGCCCAGATCGCCACCAAAGCCATAAAGCCACCACTCCACAGACAAGCCGTTAGATTGTACGTTGTGAACCATAGAAAGGCTAAACTGGAACTCATAACCAATATCATAGCATATTTCATTCGCTGAGGGAAGATGCGCTTCTCAACCCAATTCGTCAGGAATGGTCCAAAGTGCTTGTGATTGTATAGCCAATCGTGCATCTTTTGACTACTCTTGCTAAAGCAATAGGCAGAAAACACCAGAAAAATCGAGAAAGGGATGCCCGGTGTGATAAATCCGATATACGCCATCGCTAGTGATACCATGCCTGTGATATACCATAACGCTCTCTTAATACGGGAATTGGATACGTTTGAATCTTGTGACATATTTTTCTTCTAATCCTAATGATATCATTACATTTTTGCTGTTAGTGTTTTTCAACTGGTTATCACAGTACTTAGTCAAAGCGTTATTGTAGGTCTGAACAATGTTTGGCATATGATTGGGTTCTTTAGCATCAACTTCAGAAAACCACGAGAACATATTTTCTCGCCCCATGTGACACAGATTATCAATCTCTTTTGGTTCGTCTGTAGCACCAGCAACAACCATATGATTAGAGAAAATTTCTTTCGCCCACTCAGGCAACTCACGTTCTCTTTTTGGAACAAAGGGCGCAACTGTCTGTTTAAACTCTTCAGCAGCGGTTGACATCAGAAGTTTTGGAATAGTAGGTGACATATCATGAAAACATCCAGTGACTTTGTTCTTGCCACAGATCACATCAAAACCGTAAATAGGCATCGGATAGTTGGGGCGAGCATAACACGCAACATGCATCATCCACATTTTCTTCTCTTCGCGCATA